TCCGCTGCTGTCCACTTGATCTTTGAACGTCGGTTCGTACCGAACCCACGCAAAGCCGAGGCCGGGGAGCAAGTAATCCTCGACAACGTTCTCCATGACTTCATCGAAGTCGATTTCCTCGACCGCGTATGCCACGGTGGTTTCCAACAGGTCCACGGCCTGCTGAACGACCGGTTGCTTACGGTCGCGGTGGCGCTTCGTTACCTGCACTTTCGGGGTCTGTGCGTACAGGGACGGGCGCATGGTTTCGGTGGACGAGTACAGCATGTTGTACCGGTCCTGTAGCGACGACTGTTGCGCGTTGGCCTTTTCGATGCGGTACCGGTCGATTACACGGTCGCCGCCCATCTGGAAGTCCTGATACGCATTCTGTTGCTTGGCGATCTGCTCGCGCCAGTAAGCGGCCTTGCTGACAGTTGAACTTGCAGCGGTACCTTCCGCCTTCGCGGTCGCCTTACGTGCCATGTGTCCCCCTACCCCTAAATCTGCGAGTACGCGGTATCCCGCGCATCGGTTGCTTCCCAAATGTCATTCATAGTGATATTCTGCAAGGTCTTTGGTGGCAGAGGATCGTTCGCCGGTTTCTTCCTCTTCCACGGGCGCGACATGAGGCCGTAGCGCAGCGCATCCGGGGCGTGATCCTCGCCGTCCGTATCGCAATCTTCCGGGTTGTTTATATCATGTTGCAACGCCGGTAGTGTACGGATGATATGCGTACATGTTTTAAACACATACCACATAGGAGTGCCGACGCCGTTATCCTTTTCAGGGTCGCCGTCCTCTCCGCACAGACGCTCGCGTACTTGGTTCCAACCGTTGATGCGCTGATTGTCCGCCTTGCGGAAGTACGCACCGTTAACGGCCATACTTTCAGCAACCGAGGGGCCGCCGTCTTGCTTGTACGCGGCAGGATCGATCACACCGTAGGTTACGCGCACCGGACTGGTAGGAACATTCTCGTTGGCGGCAGTTTCCATCTTTACGACGTTCTGCGCGACACGCGCGGCGGGCCACCTTAATCCCTGATTAGCGTGTCCGTTCCATCCGTAGAACTCACGGTACGTAACGATTGCACCAGATGGGATAAACGGTCCACCCGGTACTTGATAGCCGTCGCTGACAGCGTGCCACAGTACACAAAAAGGAGAAGCAGTACCCCAATCAGCACTCTTAAATCGGAGCCAGTGACCCGGTATCTCAAAAGGCTCAAGCACATGCTTAGCAGTACTAAACTCAGGAAAGTAAGCACCAGTAATAACATTCCAGTCACCTTCCAACCATGCACGTACGAGTTCGGGCGAACCAATCTCGCGCAAACGTGCAATGTACCCCGGATCGTTGTCTAGCAATTTCTTGTTGTCGTACACCCGCGACGGGATGAACATTTTCGTCGTCTGGAACCCGTCCTCGTCGGTATTCGTAATGAGTTCCATGCCCTTCGGTGCCGGGTCCACAAAGTACTCTTTGACTTCATGGTGGCCGACACCGCCGGGGTTGGCGGAACAGCGTATGCGCTTGTTCGGGACGTTGCCTGCGGAGCGCAAACACGCCTTTAGCTTCTTGTACGACTTAAGGTTCGGCCAGTTGGTAAGTTCGTCCCAGCCGATCCACGTGTACTGGTGGCCCTGATACTTATTACAGTCCTCTTCCGTTTCCACGTGGCGCATTTTGAGCGTTGCACCGGACGGAAAGATGAAGGTACTCTTACTGGCCTTCCACACCGCACCTAGCGGAATGTAAATTTCCTGCGCACGTGTAATTAGTTCTTCGAGTTCCGGGTGCGAACGCCGGAAGATGATCCCGCGCCATTTCGCACCCTGCCACACGTCCTGTAAGAAGTCGCCAAGCAGGAAGTCTGACTTACCGCCACCACGTGCACCACCGTACATGATTTCGGTGACGAAATGCGCGGCGATTGCGAGACTTTGCGGCCCCGGTTGCGGCTCCCATGGAGTAAATACAGAGGTTTGCGCCTCCTCGTCCATTACTGACGCATTATCCGATCAAGAGGCATAGGCTCACGATCACCACAAAGTACGCAAACGAACTCAGCCGCGTCCTCGTCCTCGTCGTAATCATGATCGCACGGTTCCTCGTACGGCTGCTTAGGCCCGTTTGCGTCGTTACAAACGCACGGTTTTCGATTACAGGCCGAACACTGCCTCACTGGCAACACTCGTAGCCAGTTTCATTGTACAGCGGTACACAAATGCGATCCGACGCGGCCTGTATTTCCGGTTGCGCCAGTGCGGCGAGCAACATGAAGTTCAGCAGCGCCGATGCGATAAGGAACAGCTTTACCATTAGCGCACCATGCAGTATTCGTACCGCCAATCGGCGGCAGGAACGCTACGGGACCGCAGTTGCGCTCGCGCCCTGTCGATTAGGTACTCGGCATGATCGCCGGTCGGGCGGTACAGCCATGAAATTTGTGTGAACTCGCGTCCGCTGAACACCCGCTCGGCTTCCATGCGGCATGAAACCACACGGAACAGCAGCGTGGAGCCGTTCGGCATGTGCAATGTCTGCCCTGCGGGGCTGTAACTGCCACCAAGCGCGTCCACAGCGTCCCTCGCGGCTATGTCTAGCTGCGGTCGGCTTTCGCACACGATCACGCCACGCCAATCCGGCCCGTACCGGTTCGACTGCGCCTTGAAAATGTTGAGTTGTTGCCCGTAACTCACTGTACTAACTCTGCCCCCACATTAAAGCCGATTACGAGCGCGAACAGCGCCACGAAACCGACGATCCACACTGTTTGCGCGATACCTTGCCAGTACCCGCGCTTGAACTCGGCTTTTGCGTGCTGGTCGCCGCGCTGCTGCGCATTTTCCAGTACGCGCTTGTGCTCACTCCGCAGAATGAACGTCTCGCTGAACGATCCGTCGCGGCCCACTACCCGATCCTTGCCGGGTGTAGGCACGTGCCGGTTAGTTTCAGCGCACGAATGGACGGACGGCGCGGCGGGAAGCACGCTCGCAGCATGTCACGAACGCGATCTTCGTTTGTACGCGCATTGAACACGTACGCTTCATCGATGCCTTGCATATCAGTACCCCGCTGCCTTGAGAAAGTTATCGATGTTGCGCAGGATTTCAGGGCCTAGTTCGGCCCCATTGCGCAAACGGCGAATTACTTGTGCGTCCCCGGTGGCGTTCAGCCCGAACGCGGTTTCACCGGTCTGTTTGCGACCGCCAGAGTGCTTGTCTAGGTACTTGGCTATGCGGCGAAGAAGGCGGGTTGTGTTCACAGGCCCAACCCTTCTAGCGGGTTAGCCATGATCCTGTACGCCGCTTCGGCTTCCAACGTGACCGGGGGTGCGGGCAGAGCCTTGGCGGCTGCATCTTCGGCGTCTAGCTTGTCACGGCGTGTAAGCGTGGCGTCTTTCATCGCCAGCCACTCGTCGTACGAGTTCGCACGCGGCATGATGTTGATCTGTGTGGGGCCGTTGAACGTATTGCCCCGGTTCTCGGCGGCGTCGGCACCGAACGTTTCCGGCAGGCGGCCTTTTAGCAGCGTCGTAAGCAGGCCGTCACTGTACTGGATTTCGGTATCGACCCGCTCGCCTTTGAAGTACACGCCTTTCTCGACGCCATGAACGGCGCGGCGGATCGCTTCGGACTGTAACGAGAGGGCGCCGACACGCTCGGCTTCCGTAATCTGTGCGTGTACGTCCTTGTCGTCCTTCATCCACTGCTGTAGGAACATGGGGGATACCCGTACACGCTGGCACGCGTCGAAACGGTCGCCGCAGTTTACCTGCAACGCCTGTACTAACGCGTCAAGTGTGGCCTGTGTACGTGTCAACCCCTGAACCCCCGCTCAGAGGGCTAGGCTGGCCGGGTCCGTTCAAAATTGTCAAGCCGCAGCGGGCGACTTATCCACAGCGATTGAATGGCCGCAGATGCGGCACTGGCGGCGCTCTTGGGCCACGTCTTGCTCGACCGGCTGCATGACCCTCAGGAACTCGCCGTCAGGGCCTATGATCCGCACCGGGCGCATGGTAACGCCCCTTCGTACGAGGTCGCCGGTTAGCGTTGCGTACTTCCCCATGGAAACCCTCTCCCGGCGTACGATGTACGCCCGATTTCAACGGGTTGCAACATGGTTAATGTTTGAGAGGGGACCGGGCGGCAGGAGACGGGAAGTTGCCGCCCGGTCGGGGGTGTACCGCAGTGGGGTAGGGAGACTGCGGTACGGGGAGCCTTAGGCTTGTAATTCGACGGTTGTTTGACCCGGCAGTTCTTGCGGGGCCGTAGCGTACGCTGCCGCCTTATTCATTTCATCCATGCGGTTCCGCGCAGCTTTCAGTTCAGCTTCCACGGTGTTCAGCCGGTCGGTAAGCGCGAGGATCATTTCCTTACGGTTACGTAGTTCGCGCTCCACCTGTACGCCGATAGCGTCCAACGCACGGGCCTCGGGTGT